CAACGCTCTCGAACTCGGTAAAGCAGCCGTTCAATTTGCAATGGGTGACTACTTGGGTGCCGTATCAACTGGGGCAATTCCAGCGGTTAACTTGGCAATGGGTACTGCAGGACTTACTGCAATGGCAGCAACAGGGTTAGCAACCACTGTTGCTGGTGGTGGTTTATGGATGGACAACGCTGGAATTGTAAACAATAAGCGTAACCCTAACAACGAAGATAAGCCAAACCAAGGTGGTCCTAAACCAGATGCCAAGAGTTCTGTGTCATTGGGTGACACGGCTTCGGGCTTGCAGGTATCCCCTATTCCTGGAGCCAAGCCTGTCCCTGGTGCAGGGTACAACGACAAGAGCGGTGTCTACTATCAAGAGACGGGCAACCCTCACATGGGGTTTGACTTACAGGCTTCTGATGGTAAGGCTGTTTACAGTGTTTGTGATGGAAAAGTTATTAAGGCTGATGGAGATGCTCGACGCTTTTACATCGGTGAAAGCATGCCTAGCGGTGGAACAAAATACGATGACCTTGCCAAAAATGTAAAGGGCAGTATTTCTTTGGGACAGCAAGTCCACATTTACCACGAAGCAACTGGATACACGTTTATCTACGGGCACCTAAGTGCTATAAAAGTTAGCAAGGGTCCTGTTAAAAAGGGTGCATTGATTGGTCTTAGTGGTCACTCAGGTGGGACTACAGGTCCTCACCTACACTTTGAAGTTAAAGATAAAAACGGCAGAAAGATAAACCCAAAGACTGCAATTGCTAAAGTCAATGCTACTAAGGGGTCAGCCGCATCTGCTGGTACTGCTGGAGTTGCTGGTACTGCTGGAGTAAGTTCCAGTGCGGCAGATTACGTACAGGGTATGCTGGCTCAAGGCAATGCCGCTGGGTCAGGGGCTGGCTTCTTTGGTGCTACTCCACAACAGATTCAGGCGATTGTTGCTTCGCTCAACTCAGGCGACATGTCTGCAATGCAAGGTGCCGTTAACGCTATGGTTAACCTTGCTAATGGAGGTAAGACTCCAACAACTAATGGAGCAACTGCCGTTAATGGAGCGAAGTCAACTGGCGGAAACACCGTGAACATTGAAGTAAAAATCCCAGAGGTTACGGAAACAGAAGCCGCTAAATTTGCCAAACTAGTTAAACAGTATCTTGCAAATGATACTTTGACCTCGAACATGGGAAGTTACTAATGACTGATGGAACTATTTGGACTGACGACTACGCTGCCGTTCAGCAGGCTATACGAGGAAATAATACTGGGTTCAAAGCGTTAACTCCTAGTGCCACTATACCTAACTCGTTTGGTAACCCTAGCGACATGACCGCAGCAAATACTGCTCTAGTGTTGGGCTACAAGACTGCTGCGGAAAGAATTTCTTCTAAAGGTTGGCAAACATACGATAAAGCATCTGACAAGTTTTCGACCACAGCCAGTCTCAATGATGATTTGAAGGCTGCTAAAGCCTATCTTGCAGAGATTGAAAAGGCGATTGATAAAGCCTCTGCAGGGTTGACCGCATCAAATAACCTAAAATGGACTGACGCTCAAGCAAAAATTGACACAGAATCTAAATTAAACAAAACGTTTTCTGTGCTGAGTAGCAAGCGAGTTAAGTACGTTGCAATCATTGACGACCTGCAAACCCAGATAGCCGAAAAGAAATCTACAGTAGCAGTAACTCCTGCACCTATAGTTACACCTGCGGTAACAATTCCGTACGCTGCTCCGCCAGCCGTTAATCAAAACATTTCACCGACTGCTACGCCTCCATCACAAGGTCAGCCAGGGGCATGGGACACGGGAGTTAATGGGACTGCAAGACAAACTATTTCTAAACCTAAGTCAGGTCTAGAACTTACCTACAACGTGGGCTCCGTTAGAGATGCGTACTTTAGTACTGCTAAGGACTATCTAAAAGACACCACTTATAGAGGAAACAATCCTTCTCTTGTAACTAGGGCTGCTGCTCTATTTAAGACTGCTACAAACAGCAAAGGTATGTTTGTAATGACTAACCCTATACGAAACAAGGTTACTCCAACAGGAACTGCGGGAGAGCAAGGTGGTTGGTCAGCCGAAGCCGCTTGGGTTAAGTGGGGATTCCAGTTCTTATACAACCCAGCAACAGTTAACATGACCTACCAAATTGGTCCATCTGTTGACGTTGGTTATTTAGCAAGTGGTCAGGAAGGTGCCAACCTTGCGGGTACTGACGGTGCATTCTCTACCATTAGTTTTGACATCATCATTAACCGTATGCCTGACATGAAGTTCTACAACAAGAACGGAACTCTTACTGCCGAAGGTAAAGAGCAGTATGGAGACCGCATCCCAACTGTAAAAGACCAGATGGACATTTACAACAAGGGAACTATGTACGACCTTGAGTACTTGTTGCGAACTGCCAGCGGAGGAACCCTGATTCAAGATACTTGGCTACGTGGAGTTACTGCTGACCTTGGTTACACAGGTGCTATTCCTATGGAACTTCACTTAGGTAAGAGCATGCGTTACTGGGGAAGCCTTGCTGCCTTAGACGTTAACCACACTATCTTCAATGAAAGAATGATTCCTGTCTTCACTTCAGTAACCCTAACCTTCTCAAGACTTATTGAGCCACCAAAAAAGCCAGGAAGTAAGTAATGATTTATTCAGATAGTCGTTATGCAACTGGGATTGTATTCACTGCCAATGACGCCAGAAACAGAATGAACAGGATTACGGTCTATCGTCAGTTCCCTACGGAGCAGATTGATTTCTACAACTATACGTGGGTTGAGAATGACCGCATTGACTTTGTTGCCTCAGAGTTACTAGGTAGTCCGCAGTTCTGGTGGAGAATTATGGATTTCAACCCAGAGATTATTGACCCATTTGACATCCCTGTCGGTACAACGATAAGGATTCCTGTTGCCTAAATTAACTTCTACTAAGTATTTTAGAGGGACTAAGTACCGAGTTTCTTTCCCGACTATGACTACAAACCACAATAACCAGCCTCGTAAGGTAGAACTTATTCAGGATAAGGGTAAGCACGACATTGTAGTTTTGGAGTACTCTCAGGTTAGCCCCCTATGGTTTGACAACATCAAGTCTGGGTTGCCTGTATCGTTTACTTGGTCATACGGTAAGGACAAAAAGCATTGGATTGGGTACGTCCAAGGAATTACTAAGACTGTAAACCCGCAGAGAAGCAACCTGATGAAGATAACCTGTTGGGGTTCTTCTTTTGTTCTGAAGGACAGAGTTACTCGCTCGTTCAAGAACGCTACTATTCCAGAAGCAGTAAAGAAGATTGTTACTGAGCATGGGTTTAGATTTATTGGGGACATCCACACTTACCGTTTTCCTCAGTTGCTTATTGCAGGTCAGTCTTACTGGGAATGGATTCAAGAGCAGGCAGCCCTCATTGGCTATGGAGCCTATGTAGACGGTATGGACTTTTACTTTAAAAAACTAGACAACCTAATCAACCAGTCGTTTAGTTCTGCTACTGTACTAAGCACGAACAACTCCGTTATCCCTATTGCTCAAACTGTCTTTGATAGGACATTGCAGAGATTCTCCGTAATGAACAGCGAGCACGTAGAAAGTGGCAAAGACCTAAGAGCGGTAAAGAGTGTTGGTGGCGTTGACCCGTTTACCAATGAAGTCTTTTTAGAGAAGCAATCTCCAGACAAGACAGGCTCCCACCTTAGAGAGAACGTCAGCAACGTGTTCTTCAACCAGCACTTGACTGAGGGAGTTAGCAACAGCCGTTCGGCAGCAAAAAGCACCTCTAAAGGTGCTGCAGAAATGGCTAGAATGAACCTTCCTGCGACTGCCCAATGTCAAGGAAACCCAAAACTTAGACCATTTTCAGCCGTATACATCAGTGGCACGGGTGCACTTACCGATGGTTACTGGCTAATCTTTTCTGCCCACCACACTTTTACGCTCCATGGAGACCACGAAGTGGACCTTAACATCCGTACGGATGGAATTGGTGGAACTCGACAAACTCCATTTAGAAAGCGAGACGGCAGTACTGTTGGCTTGGTAGACTTGAACTACGCCCTAGAAAACAAAGGTAAAGTCCCCAATTCTTTTGGTTTAGATTCTGTCATTCTAAAGAACTATTCACCAGTAATTAAGCAGGGAAACCAAGGATTTAAAC